CTCGGTACAAAGTTATACGCAGAGATTCAAAACTCTACTTCGGCTCCTCTTGACTTGGTATTACCAGCTTTTGGTATTCCACTGATCGGAAAAACGGCAACGAAGAAGCTGTCTGAGACTGTGCAATCTATTACTGAAATAACACCAGACACTTGTGAGCGTGCCGGATTAGGACCAAAAGCAACCGAGAATCTATGTAACTGGTTAGATGAGGAGTTCTATTGTTTTTATGATGGTTGTCTTCCATTTGACATGAAGTTTACACCTCCTGGAGCATTGCCGATGCCTATGGACCGAGGTGTTGTCTGCATAACCGGAAAACTTAAGAGTTTTAAGACTAAGGCTCAAGCAGAAGGAGCACTCGTTAATCTTGGCTATATAGTAAAGTCTAGTTTGACAAAAGATGTAACGATTCTCATAAATGAAAGTGGTATTGAATCGGCAAAAACTAAACAGGCCAGAGAATCTGGTATTGAAATAATCACGGATTTACAATCCTATTTGGAGAAAAAATATGGCACTTCCTAAGTGGACTGATGAGCGTACTGAAGAACTTACTTCCTTTGTAGGAACTGAGTCTCCAGTATCTCAAGAAACTGTAGCTGAAGCAGCTGACCGACTGGAGACTTCCACTCGTTCTGTTTCTTCTAAGCTGCGAAAGATGGGCTTCGAAGTAGAGCTGGCATCTGCCCGCGCTTCCAAGTCTTTCTCTGAGTCACAAGAGGCAACTCTTGTTTCTTTCCTCGAAGCGAACAGCGGTGAGTATACTTATGCTCAGATCGCAGATCATTTCGAGAATGGAGCTTTTTCTGCCAAGCAGTTGCAGGGCAAGATCCTTTCTATGGAGCTGACAGATCATGTCAAGCCTGCTCCTAAAGTTGAGTCTGTTAAGACTTACTCAGCTGACGAAGAGGCTACTTTCATTAGCATGGTTAATGATGGTGCATTCGTCGAAGCTATTGCAGAAGCTCTTGGACGCTCTGTAAACAGTATTCGTGGTAAGGCTCTTAGCCTTCTACGCTCTGGCGACATTGATGCAATCCCTCGCCAAGAGACCACCAAGGGTACTTCTAAGGCTGACCCCTTTGAAGATTTGTCTGACATTGCTTCTATGACTGTTGAGCAGATCGCAGAAGCTATTGGCAAGACTGCTCGTGGTGTTAAGACTATGCTGACTCGTCGTGGTTTGGCTGCTGCCGACTACGATGGTGCCGCTAAAGCCGCTAAAGCAGCAGAGTAATTACCTTATAGGTAATATAGCAACCGTGGTGGTTTCACTACGGTTGTTTTTTCGTGTTCGTTGGGGAGATATAATTGAACGTCGCTAGTGCGCTCATCAAGCAAATATTGAGCATACAGGATTTTGAAACCTGGAGCTATGTGCGTAAGCACTATTTGCCGAAAGAGTACCACACTATTTTTTCCGTTATTGATAAGCACTGCGAGTCGTATCATAAACTCCCGTCTGTTGAAGAACTGAAGTTATCCACTAGAGATACTTCTACTCTCGATAAGATATACGCGATAGAAACTCTTGAAGTTGATACAGACCCATACATACTTTTACAGTATCTTAAAAATGAGTTTACTCAACGAGAGATACTAACAGAGTTAGATGACTATGTAGAAAACTCCATTTCTTTTGAAGATGCGGAAGAAAGTGTCCAGCATCTACACGATATTATTCTTCGAGTTGAAGAGAAGGTAGAACTTGAAGAACCTCAAGAGAGTATGCAACGTATCTCTCTATTTGAGGATGAAGAAGAGCTTGGAAAGTACCTGCGCCTTGGTCTAAATACACAGTACGATAATCTGATTCAATTCTCCCCGAAGGATCTGATTCTTGTAGGTGGTAGACGGGGCGCAGGGAAATCTCTTACCTGTGCGAATATTGCAAACTCAGTGTACCAAGACGGTAAGTCTGCACTATATTTTACTATCGAAATGGATTCCAGATCGATTCTTCAGAGACTTTGCTCTATCGCTACAGAGGTGCCGCAAGGGCGTCTACGATCCAAAAACCTTAGTGTAACCGAATGGGAACGTGTTGCAGAATGGTGGGCCGGTCGTTTTCAAAGAGGTCAAGACCTTCTTTCAGAGTATAGAGATCATCGTAAGTTCGATGACTTTCATAAAAAACTTACTACTACCTGTGACCTTAATCCCGAAGCACAGTTAGACGTTATCTACGATCCTTCTCTTACGTTGGGTAAGATAAGAACAGAAGTTGAAATGAAAGTAAAATCCTCTATGGATATTGGTGTAGTTATTGTTGATTATATCAATCAAGTAAAGAGGTCTAATCTTCCTAGTAGAAGCGGTCAGTACGATTGGACCGAACAAATAGAAGTAAGTAAAGCTCTAAAGTCTATGGCCCAGGAGTATAAAATACCTTTCTTCTCTCCGTATCAAACGGATGCAACGGGTGAGGCTCGATTTGCAAAAGGTATTTTAGATGCTGCTGATGCAGCTTTTGCTCTTGAGCCGTGGCAGCATGAAGATAGTTGTGTAACTTTCAAGTGCGTAAAAATAAGAAATAATGAGCCTATAGACTTTACCTCCACTATGGACTGGGAAACTCTAAAGATGGGCCCTGAGAATGCCCTAACTCCAGATCAAAGAGAGGATTCCTCTCATAAAACCGGAGAAGAAATTCAGGACATATAAAAATATTTCTTGACACTCCCGTCGATTTGTAGTATAATATATACTTCGATCACGGGAGTTTTTTATTTATGGGAATGGTATATGGATCACTGGCTTATGATGTCACAGGAAGAAAGAAGAAAAGTATGCGAAGAAAAAATGTATCTCGCAAGATTAGGGCTGTCCGTCTCGATAACCGACATTATCGACGCGGGGGTGCCGAGGAGTATCCCTCGGTTCCCGACACAGTTGGAGTTGCCCCTCGCGCGGAACCTCAGCAGTACACAGGAACCCTTGTTAAAGGTATCGGAACCATGCACAAGTCAAACGCAGTTCCGATAATCAATGAAGAAGAAATGAAAGATATTGCAAGAATGAGAAGGTAATGCTTGCTTATGTACTATGGCACTTATTTGGATGGGAAAAAACTGATATGCACGATGCACTTATAGACCCTGAGATATGCCCTCGTTGTGGTGAGCATTTAATAGGAGATGGGTACACAATACCTGTTCATTGTCCCAATGCATATGAAGAAGATTGGTGGTATGAAGCGCCCGACAGCGGGCCTTGGTTTTGTAGTATTGATGAAGATAATTATGATGAGCCTACCGAATATGATGAGTGGGCCTCCTATGATGACTGCTGTTAATGAACGTAGAAGATTTATTAATTGATAAAAAGATTCCTTACTATGCAAAGGGTAAAGACTACTTAGTACAGTGTCTTAACCCGGAGCATGATGATAATAATCCCAGTATGAGAATAGATCAGATTACTGGTATATTTAATTGTTTTTCATGTGGATTTAAAGGTAATCTTTTTAATTTCTACGGGGAAAAAGCAAATCAGCTACAACTTCGTAGGGAGAATTTAAAGAAAAAGATACGACAAAAAATGTCGGAAGGCGCAGGACTTTCTTTTCCTAAAGGTTATATGCCATATGAAGGCAACTGGAGGGAAACTAGTGCTGATACTTATAAAACTTTTCAAGCATTTACCCACCATGATAAAGATCATGTTGGGCGTCTTGTATTTCCAATACGAGATATTAGTGGTAGAGTAGTAGCTTTTAATGGACGACATATGTCTGGAGGTACTCCGAAGTATATGATTACTCCACGAGGAGTAAAACTTCCCCTGTTTCCTACAGTGTCTCCAATTAAAAGTAGTGTTATCTTAGTAGAGGGCATCTTTGATGCAGTAAATCTACATGATAAAGGACTGCGTAATGCAGTCTGTTGTTTTGGTACAAATAATATAAATGAAGAAAAGCTAGCTTTGCTAAGTCTACAAGGTGTCACTAATATTGATATATTCTTTGACGGAGATGAAGCAGGACAAAAAGCAGCAGAAAATGTTAAAGATATGTGCGAGAAAGTTGATCTCACTTCCAGAAATGTATATCTAGAAAATACAGACCCTGGAGCACTTATACAATCTCAAGTTCAAAAGCTAAAGGAGAGATTATATGGCTAACGTCGCCTTAATAGAGACGAAACCTTCAAGAACAAACTTTACTCGAGAGTTCGATGGAGCTTTCGAGTTTGATCAGTTTCAGTTGTGTTCAGACCCTAGTATTAAAAAGGTTTTGAAAAGAGACTGTGATATTGAAATTGATACTGACGAGTATGAATGGGTTATATTGGTAGGCTCAGATGCTTTGAAGTACTTTACTAAAATTAATTCAGTAACAGAATACTCAGGTAAAAAGGTAGAGAAAAAGTTTTTGCCTGTAATTAACCCCGCTATGCTTGCCTTCAAACCAGAAGCTCGTAGAACGTGGGAAGATTCCAAGGCTAATATTATTGGTTACATTCGTGGTGAGATAGAGGATGCAGTAATTGATAGTAGTATTGCTTGGGGAATACAAGATACGGAGGAGGCTAATGAATTTATTCGTTGTGCCATCAAAGACCCATGCCCGTATGTTGCTCTCGACTCTGAGACAACTGGGCTCTATCCTAGAGATGGTCATATGCTGGGCATTAGTCTTAGTTATAATGGCAAGTGTGGGGCTTATATTGATACCGACTGCTTTGATGACAGCACTGAGTCACTTTTACAAACTTTATTTAACGAAAAAGCAGTAATCTTTCATAATGCTAAGTTTGATATGGCATTCTTTGAATATCACTTCAACTTTAAATTTCCAAAGTTTGAAGATACAATGTTGCTACATTACCTCATAGACGAGAATCCCGGGACTCATGGCTTGAAACAGCTTGCTATGAAGTTCACTCCTTATGGAGACTATGAGAAGCCTATGTATGATTGGATCGATCAGTACAGAAAAGAGAACGGTATTCTCAAAGCAGACTTTCAATGGGGATGGATTCCATTTGAGGTAATGCAAACTTACGCAGCTATGGATGCTGTTGTAACTTTTATGGTATATGAAAAGTTTGTAAAGATTAAACAAAATAAGAAATTGTGCTGGGTATATGATAATATCTTAATTCCAGGCACTAGATTCTTGACAGATGCACAAGATAACGGTGTTCCTTTCGATAAGAAAAGATTATATACTGCTCAAAATATAATGCAGGATGATATTGATAATGCAATCGCGGCCTTATACAAAGATGAGCGAGTACGAAAGTTTGAGCAGATTCAAGGAAAAGAGTTTAATCCAAACAGTACTTTACAACTGCGTAAGTTACTATTTGACTTCTTAGGGCTTAATCCTACTGGCAAGAAAACTGGTACAGGTGCAGACTCTACGGATGCAGAAGTTTTAAAAGAACTATCTGCTCAGTCTCCTGTTCCTCAGTTAATTCTTGATATTCGTCAAAAGTCTAAGATTAAAAATACATATCTAGACAAGATTATTCCACAACTTGATCGTGATTCAAGATTGCGTACAGGATTTAATCTTCATGGGACAACCAGCGGGCGTCTGTCCTCTAGTGGTAAACTGAACATGCAGCAGTTGCCTCGAGATAACCCTGCTGTAAAAGGATGTATTAAAGCCGCAGCGGGGTCTAAGATAGTTGCAATGGACTTAACTACCGCTGAAGTATATGTTGCTGCAAAACTAGCAGAAGATGAGGCTCTGATGGATGTTTTTCGTAGTGGAGGAAACTTTCACAGTACGATTGCTCATACAGTAT